AAAGAAGCCGCTTAGTCGTCGAACATGACGCCGTTAAAGGCGTCGCGGCACCCGTCGCACATATCGTCGCGGGCGTTCACCCACGCCCCCAACCGGGCGGCGTCGTCGACCGTGTCGGCGGGGTCGCCGAAGGTCGTAAGCCCGCCGACAAGCGACCCGCATAGGGCGACGTCTTCGTGTTCGGTCGTGACAAGGTGAACGCCGTCGCGGTCGGTGACGACGTGCCGCACGTCTTCGGCGTCGAAGTCGTGGTCGGCGTGGTCGGGGTCGGGGTCGTGGTAACATTCGGGGCACCGAAGCCCGTCGTGCGTTTCCCGCATGGATTCGCGGGGGTGGTCGTCGCCGCACCAAACACACGTCGACGGCGTCGGGTCGACCGACGACCGGGGTTGTTGGGTGTCGTCGTGTTCCGGCGGGTGCCCGCCGTCGGTGACGGCTTCGGGTTCGTCGTCGGTAGGTTCGGCCATGACGCCGACCGCGTGCCCGACCGTACGGCGGTCGCCCCCGTCGGAATGTCGACCGCCGACGTCGGTGTAAATCTTCGGCGGGTCGCCGCTTCCGACCGTGCCCGTTAGCGTGTGGTCGTTCTTCCCGTCGGCTTCGTACGTGATACGGTAAAACGTCGACCGCACTTCCCACGTACGGGGTTCTTCGCCGCGAACCGTGCCCGCTTCGACGACTTCCGCGTCGACGACCGTGCCCGATTCGGATTGGTCTTCGTCGTTCACGTCGCGGTAATTGACTTCGACGGTGTCGCCTTCGCCGACGTCGCCCGATTGAACGGCGTCGACGGCGGCGTCGTGGGTGTCGATAGCGATTCGGTCTTCGGATTCGGTGTGTCGCACCATACTACCCTATTGGGCACCGGGGTACATAAACGTAACGGTGCCTAACACAACGTTAGACGTCACGCGACCGGGCGACAAAGCCGATAGCGACTTCGTGAACGTACGCCCCGAACGCTTCGTCGTCTAACGGCGTAATGTCTTCCCACACAATCCGGTCGTAATCCCCCGGCGTGTCGGGTCGCTTTCGGTGGTTTTCCATGATTCGTTCTAATTCTTCGAACATATCGTCGCGGCGGGCTTCCGTGTTCGCCTTTAATTCGACGAAGACCGCCGAATCTATGTTTTGCGTCGACATGAATAGGTCGGCATACTCTTTCGAAAACGGCGACGTAAGCGACACTTCGACGTAATCGTACGTCGCCAAATCCCGCCCCTTGCCTATGTCGTCGCTTTTCGCTATTACCGTGCGGGTGTCGTCGATTCCCCAATTCGTGTCGATTAGGTCGACGACTTTGCCCGCCATGTTCCGCGTCGGTTGGGTCGACATGGTTAGACGTCACCTTCCGAAAAGGTAGTTTCACCGGCCCGACTAACGAACACGAATCCCGATTGTAGCAATTTCCCTTCGTCGCTTGCTTCGTCGGCGACTATATCTTGCGACGTTTGAAACGCGAAGTCGAAGGTGTCTTCGAATATCTTCCGGGCGACGTCTATATCGTTCGTCCCTTCGTACGCTTCGGCGAATTGGCCGGCGGCTTGTTTCGCGGCTTCGAACCCCCGCCGAAGCATGAACACGCCGTCGGTGCCGGTGTCGGCGATACTGAAAACGACGACCCACGCGACGGCGTCTTTGTGTTCCGACGAATTCGGTTCGAAGTCCGGGTCGCCTTCTAACGGCACTTGCTTCAAGGCGTCGTCTAAGTCGTTCCATTTCCGACCGACCCATTCCCGAAGCGGCGTAAAGGGCGGCTTCGTGCCCGCGTACGACGTCGGGAATTCGACATACCCGGCGTATTCCGCCGTGTACCCGACCTTTGCGACGACGTCTAAGTTTTCCCATAATTGGTCTAACTTCGACGTGTCGAATTCGACGGTGACGTTTGCGTCGGCCATGCTTAGGGTCGGGTGAACCCGTCGATAGTCGACCGGGCTTCGCTTTTCCATGACGATACGGCTTCGGCTAACGACGGTTCGTCGCCGGATTGATTCGGCACAAGTTCGCCGTATTGGTCGGAACCAACCAAACGGGCGGCGGTAAGCAAGGCGACCGCGTCTTGTATGTCGCCCGGCACGGACGTCGACAATTGGTACGGTGCGGTAAGGTCGGGTTCGTCGGTCGGGTTCGGTTCCATCCCGTACCGGTACGTCACCCGAAGGCGACCGCCTTCTATATCCCGACCGCGTGCCGTGCCGCTTCCCGACGGCACGAAAAGGTTCACTTCGGGTCGGATTACACCCTTCCGTTCGTCGACGACGTAATTACCGTCTTCCCGCCCGTCGCTTCCGGTGACGTCGTCGGCCGACCGGGGGTTTAAGACTTCGACGACGTCGCCTTCATTCGCGTCGGGCGTTCGAATATGGTTGTGCGGAAGGTCGGCCATAGCCCGGTGCCCCGCGTGGGTTTGAACGCGGGCCGTTCCCCCGGTGCCGGAACGACGTCGTCGTCGGCGGTGCCGGCTTCGCTTTTGTTCGTGTGAAAACTTCACCGGCACTTCGTACGCTTCGACCTTCCGGGTTCGCCATGCCCGTTTCGTCGAATTGTCGACGTCGTCGGAAAAGCGGGCGATTAGGTCGACGACTTGTTCTTTCGTTAGTATCCCACCGTCGCCGACGTTCGTGTCTTGCGGCGTGTCGGGAAGGTCGGGGAACCGCTTGTTACGGATATGCGTAAAGACGTCGTTCCCCGTCGCATACACGGCGTCTTCGTCGACAAGTTGGGTTTGAATCTTTTGCCCTTTCGACATACGCACCGGTCGGTCGGGTACGCACTTAGTGATTCGCGGCGGAAAAGAAGCGGTTCGGTGTCTATTCGTCGTCGGCTTCGAAGCACGACATCATGCGGGCGACTGTCACGTCTTCGCCGTCGACGTCGACGCCGTAAATCGACACGTCAACGACGTCGCCCGTGTCACGGTCGAACCGGAACGCACCGACACGGCTTTCCCGAACGTTCCGAAGGTCGACGTCTTCCCGAAGCACCGTTAGCGCGTCGTCGATAGCGGCTTCGACGCCGAAGTGTTCCGCGATAATGTGGTCGGGGCGGTACCAATCTTCGTATAGCGACGCGGGCGAAATGTCGAACGAAACGCCGCCGTCGCGGTCGGCGGCGAACCGAACGCACACGGTGTCTTCGTCGTTCGACGCTTCGGCGAACGCCATGCGAACCGGGCTTTTTGTCGACACGTCGTCGCGGGCCGATAGTTCGACGGCGGCTTCGGCGATAGCGGTTGGGTCGTCGGTCGATTCTTCGTCGGCGGGTTCGGTGTGTCGCACCATACACTACTATTACACCCCCACATACATAACTGTGTCGGTGTGCTACGAAGAAAAGCGAAGGCGTGCGGTGCCGCTACCGCGAACCGACTAACGTGATTGTGACGGTTACGGTCGCGTCGGCGGTCGACCCCGCGACGTCGACGGTGGTTTGCGACCCACCGCCCGCCGACCGGAACGCGTCGCCGCCCGCGTCGGTGACGCCGACCGCCGCGACCGTCGGCGTTCCGTCGAAGGCTTCGTCGTGATTGAATTGGGTCGACCCGTCGCCGTTTGCGTCGGTGTCGACGTCGACTTCGTACACGTCGACGTCGCCTTCGCCGTTTTCGTGGGTCGGGTCGAACCGACTTCGTTTAACGATTCCCATGATTCACGCTAAGTTGTAGTTGTACCGGATTCGTTCGGTCGCGCTAACGGCAAGCGTGCCGTACGAATCGACCGCGACGTCTTCCTCCGGCGCGGTACGCGCAAGCGGGTGAAGCGTCGCGTCTTGAAGCATGGGCATGACGACTTCCGACATATCGACGGTGGCAAGGAACCGCCCGCCGTCGACGTTCGGTGCCCCGTGCGTTTCGACGACGGGCGTGCCGTCGACGTTTAACGCTTGGAACCCGAACGAAAGGTCGTCACCCGGCGATTCGTACCGAAGCACGTCGTCGACGTCGTCTTTGAGCGTGCCGAAAGACGTGTGGTCGGTGAGCGTCACTATGTCGTCGTATTGCGACCCCCGACGGCGAAGGTATTCGATATTCCGGCGAATCATGCTAATCGCCGGATTACCGCCCGCTTCGTCGTTAAGTTGGTCGCCTTCCGACCGAACCACGTCGGGAAGACCGGGGTACCCGTTCGTGTCGTTTCCGCCGAAGTTGGTCGCGTCGCCGTTCCCTTGAAGCGCCTGATTTTCTTCGTAGTAGCGTTGGGACCGCATTAACGCTTCTTCGGTAATCGCTTGCGACGACCGAAGCGTTTGTGCGGATAACTGTAAGAAGTCCGTGACCGACGTTTGACGGCCGTACGGAAGGATGTTGTACGTGTGGGTGTCGTACGTGTCGTCGTTTTCCGCCCACGTTTCGTTATTGCCGGCGTTCGTGCCGGGTTCGTAGTACCGTTCGGCGTCGCCGTGGTCGGTTTGTTCGTCGGTCTTGTACGTGTCTTCTTGCACCGCGACGCGTGCGACCATGTCGGCGAAGGGCGTTTGCCGTTCGTCGGTAATCGTCACGTCGGGCGACACGAAAATCGGAAGGCTGAACGACGACCGCGAAAGTGCCTTCGACACTTCTTGCGTCGCCTTCCAAATCGACGCCCCGTCGCGGATTTCCTGATTGAAGGCGGCGAACGCCTTGCCCCACACTTCGTCGTACATGGACTTCCGAAGGTCGACGGGCGTTCCGCCGGTTTGGAAGCCCATAGGGTCGGCGTAAAGGACTTCGTCGCCGGGAAG